TCTTCTACATTGGCTGGGACTGGGTTTTGTGTGGATTGAAATAAAAAGATAGTGTTTCCACCAAATGAAGCGTCTTGACTTGTAAACTCATTGACAATTAGGTTAGCTTCACCTAATGAACTAAATGTGAAGTCTTGCTCGGTCCCGACTTCTATGGTTACAATGTCATACGGTTCATACCGTTGTGCTCTCGTGTTGAAAACCGTGACCTGGCCGCTGTCACGCTCTTCTAGCTTGTTTCTGTCTATTGTAAAATTGTCTTTTGGTATAAATGTGCTACCGCCAATGTTAATCAAAATAGACACGTCCTTGATTAAAGTTTGAGCGTCCGCCTTTGAGCCTGGTTTCTACCTCTGCGATTCTGGTTTCTCTGGCTGCTTGTCTGTGCCGAGTGACCTGGCTGGCTATCGAGCTTATGGTTAGAGGGATTAAAGATAGCCCTTGAGTTGCGATAACTGAAACGGCAATATTTGCTGCGTTCGTTAGGTTTGATACGGTCAGGGCGAGTCTTTCGTTCCCGTCTGCTTTGAGTTCTTGAGCGACCGTGTTTATAGTTTGGTTTGCTAAAAGTTTCCCATAGGCGAGCATAGATGTTTTCTTGATAGCAATGCGTGCTGTGTTCGTTGCGGCTTCTCTGGGTGGACTTTCTGGGTTCAGGGGCGTTGTGCCCTCTGTGGGCGTTGTGTGCAGATATACGTCATATCCTGGCATGTTAGACCCTCTCCAGTTGGAATGTCAAAGTTTCCACCGAGTTGTTTCGGTAGTTTCCGTTAACGCTGGTTATGTAAACCACTTTATCGTAGTTGGTTTCGTTTTGTCTCATGCGGAATGTGTATGGTTTCACGATGGTTGTTCCCGTGCTTGCCATTAATTCGTCAAATATTAAGTTATCCACGCTGGTGCCTCTGTAGTTTATCGTTATCTGGGCTTGCCAGTGGCGGCTGTTGACTTTGGTTTCTTGGTCTGTTGCTTCGAATCTTATTTCGTTGAAGGTTGCTGTCTGTTTTCCAATGACGACATCTGCTTCTATCACGTCTAATCTTTGCAGTGCGTCCCCGAGTGGTGCGATATAAAACTCCATTTCGTTTCCATAAAAGCCTGCGTCAATGGCTGACATGTTAAGGACCAGGCTAAACAGGGTGTAATATTTTCCGTTGTATTTTACGGTTTGGACCACTTGCGGTTCTCTGGCTTTGACGGTGAATTTAAATCCATCAAAATCAAAGGTCAAGCTGCTTCTGATGTTTTGGACGGTTTCAAGCAGTGCTTCGTATTTTGGGTCTGTGTCGTCAAATTCCAGGATAAGCTGGCTTGTTTCTTCCACGTATCGGTTTTCAATTTGCAGAGCGATATAATATTCTTGTTCAAAATCGCTGCGGTTGTTCTGTTCTACGTATGGTATTTCGATGCTTTGTATGTTGACAACGGGTACCACTTCTGTAAATTCAAAATCGAGCGTGTTTTCGCTCGTGGATATAATTTCAAAATCTGCCACTCCGCCTTGAGCCTGTGGCCAGAATTTAAATACAAAATTGCCACCAAAGGTCACGCCTTTGGTGTTTTGGTTTAGCTCTTGGATGAACCAGTTGTATATTCTTTTTCTTTGAGATGTCATTGCAGCTCCTATGTTATGCCAACGAATTTGTCGTATCTGCCTCCGGCTTGTCCGTATCGTGTGATGTGTTCCATCACGCCTTGACTGATTAGGCTGCTTCTAGATACGTTTTTTCTTTCAAGCTGTGAGAAGTTTTGGACGCCTGCGTTTATTTGGCCAACGGTTTTGTTGCTTATAAACCCTTTGTGTTTGCTGCTGAACGCCGTTCCTTCTTCCAGAAATTGGATGTATGGCACGGTTAATAAATCGTAGACGGCCACTTTATACATCGGTGTTTCGTTGTACCGGTTCCCAAATGTGAAAAGGTATCCGGTGTCAAAGGGCTTGTTTGCGTCCACAATGGTTCGTAGTTCTCCGAGCGACATGGTTGGGTTTACAATGTTGAATGCCATTTACTTCACTCCAAGTCTTTTTATGTAGCTAGGTGCTCCCCTCAATGAGTTTCTGTTTGTCTTGAGGGTAAAGTTTATACTTTCGATAAGCAGCAGCTCTCCGTTGATTTTCACTTGGTCGTTGATTCTAAAGTCCAGGTTTGACTCTGTTATCAGGACTCGTTCTCCGTCTGTTCTGGGTTGCCCAAAGTCTGTGCTAATGGTTTTTTGGTAGCTATCGTTACACCAGAATGCGTTTTCTCTTATGCCTCTGACCAGGTACGCTTTGACTCTTTGGTTCTCTTCTAGCTGTCTATTCCGTCCCATCTCACCACTCCGTGATAAGTTCTGCGACTTTGTTTTCTAGCTTTGTTATAAAGTCTTTGTTAAAGTCTACTTCTCCGGGTCTGAAAAGGTCTGCATTGACCAGCTCGTGGTATACCGGGTGAGGTATTGACTCTTTTTGTTCTTCTTGGTATGCGTTGAGGTCCATTCCTGAATAATAGGCGGCTTTGGTTTGTTCGATGATGGCTTTTTTGAAGCCTTCTCGTGCCTCTGGTTCAGTCAGCAGGATATATAAAAGCATGAGCCGGTGGGCTTTTTGGTTTTTGCCGGTGTAGGCATAGTGAATAAAACGGTTAACAATTCCGCTGATGTCTCGTTCGATAACCTTTTCAAACCCGGTTCCAAACTTGTCCCGGAGGTCAGTTTCGGTCAGCGATGTATCGTTCAGGATGTCGTTTAATTCTAAATAAAACTCACGGCGTTCTTTGTTCAGCTTCATGCTTTAGCTCCTTTGAATAGAGAGAAGGGCGTCATAAAAAGACGCCCGTTCTTTCTTATTTAGCTTCTGTGTTGGTTGGTTCTGCTTTTTTTGCGTCTGTTTTTGTGACTGGTTTTCCATCGGGTCCAACTTCAAACCAGCTGCGGCTTGCAAGGAACTCGTCTGCGTAGCGTGCAGCAAGTTCTTTGACTTGGCCTGTGTTTCTATGTTTGATAATTTTGGTTACGACTGTTTTTGCCATTTGGTTCACTCCTTTTTATGTCTTAATTATTAAGAGATGTCAATGAATTTTCTACGGCAGGTTGTGCTGTCGAGTAGGACGTCTTTGTAAACGATGCGGCCTTGTAAAGCTGAAGCACCAATGTGGGCTCCGTCTCTTAAGTCGTTAATCGTTGGGGGTACATTCCACTCTTCTGCTTTAGCTGCGTATAAAGTACTGAAAACAATCCATTCAGTAACTTCATCGCTTGTACTTCCATCATCAAGGTTTGAGCTTACAACGACGGGTACGCCTGCGATTTTAGACACTACGCCTTCACGGACTAATTCAGCACCGATTGTGCTTGCTGTGTTGGAGTATTTGATATCTGTCAATAATTTTGCATGGATGTCATCGCTGATAACCACGACAAGGCTTTCGACTGGGACTCCGAGTTTGCGGATGTCTTTAATGCTATTGACGATTCCGCCGTATACATCGTTTGCTGCAGTTTCGGTCTCTGTGGTTTCGTCAGTGGCTCCTGCTTCGAGTACGCCGATGGCGAATAACTCTTGGCTGCGGCCTAAACTAAAAGCTGCAGAGTCAAGTCTTTGTGCGACCACGTTGTCTGGAACCGCTGCGGCTTCGTAGCCGTCAATAAGTTCGTTGACTGCGATGTTTTGGTCGACTAACACTTGGGTGTAGTTGGTAGTGCTTGTGGTTAAGCTAACGCCTGATACCACGTCATAGTTTGCGACTGTGACTTCGGTGTCTCTGCGGGTAAATTTGACCGCTCCGCTTTTTGGGTCTCCTACGAAGTCAGTATTGAAGAAGTTCCGGACGATGTGTTGTTTCCGTTTTAGGGGGACTATCGTCTGGGTATATCTCTCCTGTAATTGGTGCGTACCATCTGTTGGTAAAATTGGATTTGACATATTATGTTACTCCTTTGTTTGATTTTTGAAGATGTCCGGGTGCTTTTCTGCCAATATTTTCTCCCATCCGGTCTTCTCGGTCTGGGGTGGCTGTGCGACCCTCGCACCTGTTGTTGCCATAACGGGTTTAAAGAACTGCGGCTTTTCTTCTTGGTAGGCCTGCAGTGCTGCTTCCCATGTGGTTTCTTCATTCACTCTCTTTCCCACGTTGTACAAAACGTAGTCCCGAGAGTCCGGGTCTGTGATTCCTAGTTCGAGCAATGCCTTTTCACGCTCTTGTTGTGTGAGTTGTTGGTTCAAGGTCTCACTTTTGGTTTCATATTCTTGTAGCCTTTGGTCTTTTTCTTCGAGTTCTTTCCGGATTTCTTCGGTCGATTTTGAAATCGTTTTAATGTGGTTCTGCAGCGTTTGGCTGTCAGTCACTCCGTCTATCCCAATAGCCTCGAAGACTTCCTTCACGGCCTTTTCTGCTTCCTTCTGTGTGCTCTTGACCACGATGGCATTGATGTGCTCGTTGACTTTAGCTTCTACAGCGTCCCAGTTTGTGCTTGCGACACCGTCTTTTTCTTCGGTGTTATCTGCGATGATGCTTCTTAAGTTCTTCATTTTTCCTTCTCCTTTTTGAGGCCAGGACGACCTTCCGTGTTTTTGTGGGTGACACGCAACCATTATTTTTTATTTTATCATAGCAATGTGCTATTTTGTCGTTTTATTTCTTGCAATACTTTTTCTTTTGTGGTATAAAACGGGACTTTAACGTTTTTTCGGAAGTCTGCCTCGAGTTCTTTTTGGGTTCCGTGCTTTCTTAATTCATCAGCAAGCTCGACTATGTTTGTCGGTTTCCCTTTGTATGTCATTTGGTCGGTTTCCATTGTCTGGATTCCGTTTGGAATAAAATCTTTCATGTTATCTCCCTATTATTTGCCTTTAAGTAATTCTTCCGTGTATTTTATGCTTGCCTCTGCATTTTCGTCTCTGTTATCTAATAACTGAATTTTAGAGCGGTTCAAGATAACCATATAAGTTTCTGTTTCGTGCGTTACTTCTTTGCGGTCAAAGAACTTAACTTTATTGACAGCGTATCCGTCTGCTCCTTCTAAAAGTGCAACGGTTTCGTATGATAAACCATTTTCGTATTTTCCTTGTTGTTCTTTATCGATTTGCTCGTACTTTTTATATTTTTCACTTTTAGCTAGTTTTTGTAATTCAAATCTTTTTTTTGTTATTTCTTGTTTTTCTATAACATTTTTTGCTTCATGTTCTTTTTTGAACAATTCATAAATTTCTATTTTTAAATTTACGTATTCTTCGTCACCGGTCTCTTTTCTTAAACCTTCTAGATAATATTTTCTTTTTATGTCATTGATTTCTTCTTCTTTTAGTATCTTGAAGTCTTTAGGTAGATACATGACATCCAGGTGAGCGTTTCCTTCTTCAAATGATGCCGTGTATTGCTCACCGACTCTTATCCCTTCGGTTCGTAAGTCTTTGTTAACCGTTGGGTCAGTTCCGGCTTTTACAATAGCGGAATACATTCCTTTGCCGTAGGCACTTCCTCCTGTGTTATCTAGATAAAACTCGCCTGATTCCATTTGTCTTCGGTATAAATCTTTTTGTTCCGGTGTTTTTGCAACATATCCTCTGACAACAACGGTTCCTTCATCTGACTTGACTTTATTTTCAAACTCTTCTTTGCTTATCAGCTTGGGTGGAGCGTCATATCCGTACTCTTCTATTCCTTGTTGAAATAATTTTTTTTCAAAATCCTTTCTCTTGTCTGCCATGAATATGTCTCTATTTGCCGAAGGTGCTGTTTCATCAAGTGTTAAGTTTTCTAATTCTGTTTTGTATTGTTTTGCTAGTTTTGGGTCTGCACTATTTGCTGTTTTGGTTTGTGCTTCGATTCTTTGTTGCTCCAGGATATCGTCAGCCCATTCTCTTGGTATTGGAACTCCTACAGCATTCGGTGTTTCTTTGTATTTAAATACAGGAACGGGTTTTTTTCCGCTAAAGTCGAAGTCATAGTCCACTTTCCTTAAATCTAAATCTTTCTTTTCAATTATGATTCTTCCTGTCAATTTATCGTAGATTCGTGTGTTGTCTCTTTCTGTGTCTTGACCGTTGTCGACTCTTGCTTCTGGTGGGTCTGGTGCTACGGTCGGTGGCACTGTGATTGGCGTTCTTTTAACCTTTTCTTTTGGGTCGTTAAAGTATGTTATGTAGCAACGGCAGTTTATACGTTCTCCGGGTGGCAGTTTGATGTCGCCTGGATAGTCTGCTTCGAACCCTCCGCCTTTGAAGTTGCTGTCGATAGGTATCCTTTTCCGGTCTACAGTCGTGTGGAACTTTGTTTTCCGGACTCGTTCGTCCCTCTGTGTGTTCCACTCTTTGTGTGTGTACTGCATAAACTTGGACGTTTCCAGCTTGGTTCGTTCTGCTTGCTCGTGCAGTTCTGTTTCCAGTATTCGCTGCACTCGGACCGGGCTTGCGTATTTTTCCAACAGGAGCGTCTTTTGTTTGGTGACGGGTATTCGCTCCCGCCGCATGTCTTCAAAGTCCTTGAAAATGGCAGATTCTGCTTCTAGCGTGCTTCTTTGCAAGGCTCGCTGGTATTGTTGGTCTGCCGTCTCAATGTTTTCTGTAAAGCCGCTATAATACGAAAGCATAGCCGGGCGGAACTGTTCGTTCTTTGTGCTCATGTTTCTGCCTGTGGTCATTTGGTAGACGCTGTTGGCAAAGGTTCGAGGGCTGGTGACGCTGTAGGCCCGCATGATTTGCTGGAGTGGTTGTAGCTTTTTTTGCTGCTTCAGGTCTTTGGGCGGGTTCATAATCAGGGCGGTCGTGTTAGCTAAAACATTGAACATCTTCGTAGCTGTCTTGGTATCTAGCTTCTGCTGCCGGATTATCTTTTGCATTTCTATGCGGTTCTTGGGTCTTTTGTCGATTATCTTTTCGCTGGTTTCACGAATGTATTTGCTGTATTTGCTTTTTTCTTTATTGGCTAGAAGCTTTTCAAACTCTGCATTGAGCTGTTCGACCAACTGTCGCTTTAGGTTGGGTCTCATGCTTCACTATTTATTTCTACTTCCGTCTGTTCTTCTTCGGGTTCTTGCTCCCCTAGAAACTGCAGAGCGGCTTGTGCGTCTTCTGCGGTTGCCTCTTCTACAATGCGTTTCGCTTCGTCTTCACCAATTTTCAATCCTTTTGCGACCGGGTACCAGCGTGGTAGGTAGCCATCGTCTGCTAATAGCTTGATAGTATTAAACTCGGATGTGTCGTCTTGGACGATGCTGTCGTCAAATGTGATGATAACCTCTTCTGTTTCTGGGTCCCCGCTGTAGTTGCCGAGTTGCTTTTCCAGGTAAAGGATAGATTTCACGAGGCTCCGGATAGCGTCTTCGATAATAATTTCGTGTTTTTTCTTGCTTTTCCATGTGTCTGCGTTGCTGTGGATAACGTTTGCCTCGTTCTGATACACCGCTCCGTCTTGGAACGAGTAGTACTTCTTGCCTAGTCCGGCTCTAAATCCGAGCACTTGCAGGCTGCTATTCAGGGCGAGGGTGATTTGGTCGAACCGTAGTTGGCCTTGTAAGAACTCGATAGCCTTCTGGTCGGTCCGGGTGTTTTTGAATGGTAGCCCGATGAATGTCGTATCCGTCTCGTCAAAGTATCGCACGAACTCGAACGTTCCTCTTTCTTCGTCTTCCACCATTGTGGTCTGGAACATCTGGTGGTCGATAACAATGCGGGTCCGGTTGTCCTCTGCTTCGCTTTGTAGCATGTCCCAGAGTGTGTCTACGACTTTAAACGATGGGATAAGCGTTGATATAACGGGGACGCCGTACGGGCTATTCTGCTCGTAGTGGTTGTTAATGTTCGGTTTGATGACTTGGAAGAATGGGTGGCTGGTCTCGTATATCAGCTTGTGTACGACCTCTGTAGGTTTCCCTTCATCGTCCCGGTAGACCATTCTCATTTGTTCCAGGTCTTCTTCGCTAAACACATATTTCAGCTTGGATGGCGAAATGGTCCCCAGCGTGTGTGGGTTATCGCTCATGTATGCCTCGTGTAGAATGCAGTAGTTGCCTTCTTCAATGTAGTGATAGGTCAGGTGTGTGACTTGGTATTCTTTCTTGTATTCGTGAATGGTAAATGGGTTAATCGTCACTATAGCATCGACTTTGCCGTTGTTGTGTCCCAGTGGGAGGGCGTTGTCAAAGCTGATAAAGTCTATTTCTGTTTTGTTTTTGGCGAGATACTGGACCATGTAGGCCATTCCCATTCCGAAGCTTGACTCTAGGAGGTTTGCAAACTGTGTTTCAAAGTTGTTTCTGTGCAGCACCTCATGGACCAGTTCCTCTGCCCTTTCGTTTTTAATGCTTATCTGGCATTGGTCGTTCCAGATAAGGGTCGCATAGTCTTCGCATATTTTCTTTGGCATGTTAAGGGTTTGGCGTTCGAACCTTTTTTGCTTGCCGTTAATGTTGCGTGTAAAAAGGTGAAACCCGTTCACGTCGCCTCTGTACCAGTTGTACCATTGTTGTTGTTTCAGTTGTATATCGCCCACAACAGGGTTGAACCCGTGTCTGCGTGTGGCCGCAGCTACTTCTTGATAAAAATCATTCATAGCTTCTCCTTTTATAGCATTCTTTCAATATGGACGGGTTCTTCCTGCTGGTTGTAACCCTTGCGTCTTAATATTGCGTTTTGTATGCGGATGATGTCTTGCATCCAACTGTACTCCCAGCTGTCTAGGCTGTCGATATCTACGGTTCTGTCGTCTTTCCGGTTCCCGTTGTCGTCCCGCTCTGCCTCTGCGATTGCTTTTATTAGCGGCTTTGCTTGCGGGTCTATGAGCATGTAGTCTGCTCCGAACATCAGGTTTCCGGTCTTGATTCGTTCTTCAATGGCGTCTTTTTCTTTTTCGCCTTTGGGTGTCTTGTCGGTCGGGATGACTTTAAAGTACCCTATTCGTCTTCTGACCTTTTCTTTTTCTAGGTAGGTCCAGAAGAATTTGTTAGCCGAGTCGACTTCCACCTTCATAAATTTGCCGAACTCTTCGTAGGCATCTGCTATAAACCGGAATAAATCGTCAGTGTATTCCTGGATGCCTTTTTCTTCTGACTTGCTCGTCTGCACGCCTGCAGTCGTCTGTGAGCCGTTTTTGTGATAATACTGGTTGATTATGCGTAGGCCTTCATAGTTCTTCAGGGTGCCTCGTAGCACGAAGCTGGTGGCGTCTGTTTCTCCGTAGTCCACGCCTACGCTGAAGCTCATGTATGCTTCTGGGTCCCGTTCGACTTCCTTAACGTGCTTGTCCAGGTCGAACTTCTTGTATACGGTTCCGGTTAGATTCGCCGGTAGTCCTAGATAAATGCTCTTATATTGCTCGTAGTCGTATTTTTTTAAGGCTTCTATCTCTTGGATGCCGATGGGTCCTAAAAACTCCAGGCGTTGGTCCTCTGGTAAATCCAGGTAGTTGGTGTGTTGCACGTAGGCGTCCGACCGGGTTTCCATCTTTGCGACCCACTCGTATGTCCAATGGGTCTTCTTTGGGTGCGGGTTGTATTCGTATAAAACGATGAACCAGTCTTTTTCTCCACCCCTGATGTAGTTCGACACCGTGTTGTTCATTTGCTCTTCGTTGTCAAACTGGGTTATTTCGAACATCCATACGATTTTGAAGTCGTTTCCTTCCCGGGTAGGCCGGGCTCCTTTTTCGGATTCGTAGTCGTTTAGACCTATGAAGTGTATGAAGTTTCCTTGATTCGTTCGGATATATAGCCTGCTGTTGTTTCCTTCTGGGTAGTGGACCTTTGGCCGCAGCTTCCATCCCAGCCTTTCAAAGCCTATTTTTAGGCCATTAAAGGTGGTGCTCCGGTGGTCTTTATAAATCTTCCGGACAACGACAGCTTCTGCCGTAGGGTCTTGGGCGAGCAGGTATGCTATCTTGAGCTCGTTCTTGCTGCTCTTTGCTGACATCCGTCCGCCTTTGTCTATCTGGTGCCGGGTCTCTTTGTCGCTAAAATGCTTCAGGTGTGGTTTTCCGACTATCTGGCTGATGTATATCCGGTTACTCTTGGATGTTGCCACTGTCGTCCACCACGATGGTTGGCATTTCGTGATTGTAGTTCACGTTTTCGACTTCGGTTTTATCCTTCTGGTCTAGGTATTGCTTGCCAAGCCATATCAGCACGGTCGGGTTCCCACGTTCCGCTGCTTTCCATTGTAGTCTTCTCAATGAGCTTCTGCCCGTTTCGAGACCTTTTTTATATATGCGACTAAATTCATCATCACGTTGTAAGGTCTTTGTGCTTAATCCAAGCACCGTTGCGATTTCTTCTTGGGTGCATTGTATGTTTGCTAGTTTCTCTACGGTTGCGTAATCTATGACCATTTTTGGTCTGCCTCTGTTTGCCATTATGCGACTCCTTCTGTTTCACTTGTGACAAACTCTGCCAATTCTGTGAGCGGGTATTTTTGTCCGTTTCTTATAAGCTGGACTTCTTCTTCGTTTTGGGTGTGTTTGATATATCTTTGGACGATAACGTCTGCGTATTTAGGGTCCAGCTCTATATTGACCGAGCGTCTTCCAAGTTGTTCTGCGGTGATGAGTGTTGACCCGCTCCCTGCAAAGTTGTCCAGGACGAGTTCTCCGGGCTTGCTGCTGTTGCTGATAAGGTGTGCTAGCAGCTTTATAGGTTTCATAGTTGGGTGCTCTACGCTGCGGGAGGGTTTGTTCTCTTTGATGATAGTTTGTGGTATTTCGTTTTGTATGCGGTATAGGATGTCTGCCATTTCTTCTTTTTTCATCTGGCTGATTTCCATTTGTTCGAGTTCTTGCACGGTGGTTTGGGTTCTGTCGTCCCGGAAATAATGGGCGGCTCCTTCTTTCCAGCCGTATAAGCAGGGTTCATGTATCCATTGGTAGTCCTGGCGTCCTAGTACGATGGCGTTCTTGTACCATATGACTTGCTGTCTGGGTGCCAGTTCGTTTTCTTGTAGTGCCATTTCGAATTGTAGCTGTGTGATGCTTGCGTGCCATATGTAGAATGCTCCTCCGGGCTTCAGGGCTTTTGCCATGTGCTCGAATGCATCGGTCAGGAACGCTTGAAATTGTATGTTATCCATGACGTCATTCATGATTCTTCGGTCGCTAAAGTTGTATCCGTATTTGTTGATGGCGTCTGCTTTGCTTCCGTAGTCTACGTTATATGGCGGGTCTGTGACGACCAGGTCCACGCTTTCTCCTTGCAGCAATGCTTCATATGCCTCTGGATTTGTGGAGTCTCCTACGTATAGTTTGTGGTTTCCGAGTATCCACAGGTCCCCTTCTTTGCTTAAAGGTTCCGGTGGTTGATATTCGTCTGGGTTGTAATCGTCCTCGTAGACGTCTTCTGCCGTTTGGGCGTATCCGAGTATGTCTTCGAGTTCATCGCTATCAAACCCTAAAACATCGAGGTCAAAGTTTTGGACGTCTAGCTCTCGCATTTCTTTGGCCAACGTTTCTAAATCGAACCCTGTGTTCATCGTTAGTTTGTTGTGGGCTATGATGTATGCTTTTTTTTGCTCTGGGCTTAAGTGCTCCAGGCGTATGCATTGAATTTCCTTGTACTTGAGTTTCTTGACCGCCATCAGGCGTCCGTGCCCTTCAATGACCACATTGTTTTCGTCTATTGCTATTGGGTCATTAAATCCAAACTCTTCGATGGAGCGTATGATTTGCTCTATCTGGTATTCCGGGTGCTTCTTGGCATTATTTTCGTATGGAATAATGTCTTTCACATTCACGTATTCGATTTTCATTTGGCCTCCAATTTTAAAGCGTGAGCCGCTTTCCTATGAGTGTGCATAGCCACTTTATTGTATTATATATGAATTTATTGTTTTTGAAAAGTGATAAATTAGAAAAAGCAGCGAAGGGGAAGGACGCTGCTCTCTCTAGGAAAGGGGAATGTCAGGTTGCTGTGTGGACTGGCCACTCTTTAATATTAACATGTTTTTTTTGTTTTACAATACCTTTTGTTGTTTTTTTGTTTCTAGCAGCTCGTATATTTCCTCTGCCCTTTCTTGGACCGGGAACGTGTAGTTGCTCCTAGTCACTATGGTGGTCGTTCCCTCTTGCTGCTGTATCGCTTGTATTTGGTCGGTCTGTATATAAATCGGGCCGTGCTTGGTGGTAAGTTTTAACATGTTTTTTCCTTTTGAACTCTACGGCATCGCCGGGTTCTATCCATATCGGTTTGAATTTTCGAGGTTCTAGGCTGTATTCTGCCTTCAAAAGGCTCGGACTGTTTGTTTCGTCTGACAGGTGCATGAAGATGACGTGTTTGGCTTGTAGTTCGTCTGCGAGGCGGCAAGCCTCTGTGTTGCTCATGTGTGTTTTTTGGATGCGTATCTTTAAATCGTCCGGCCGGTTTGATGTGGCTAGCTCGTCACTGTCATAATTGCTTTCAATGCCGTATAGCGTTTTGCCTCTGGGTATCGGGTTCATCGGGTATCCGGTGTCGACTATGTGGACATAGTCCCCCACGACGTACCCACTGCAAGGCACATCGTGGTTGAGAGGGATTGATTCTATGTCGGAGGGATAGCTATATTTGTGGTCCATCAATGTTAGAATTTCGTCTCCGTCAGTCCAGCGGCCTATCCGTTCGTATAAATAATCGATGACATCGTCTGGGGCATAAAACGTGCGACAATGCTTCAAGGCCCTTTTTATGTATTTTATGTGGTCTATGTGGCCGTGAGTTATTAAAAGTCGCTCACAGTTGATTTTTTGCCATTCTAGGTTGATTCCTGCATCGATGACAGTGTTATCTATCTGGACCACGTTTCCTTTGCTGCTACTGGCGTGAAGGGTTAGCTTCATTCTTCGGTTACGGTCGATTCGTAGAAACTTTCGAGCACGTCATCGAAGTTTTCTTTAGTGGTGGCTCCGTGTTTGTTGTTTCCAAACTCTACAAAATCGTTCCAGTTGTCTTCAACCCATTCTAGGACGTATTGTTCTAAAGCCCGGATATCTTCGGTTCTATAGATGGTGTCGTTGTATTTAAATGTGTAAATCATTGGTATCTCATATCCTTTCCTTCGCCTTCGCTTATGTTAATTATAAACTCTCCGGCTTTTTCTACGATTCTGCTGGTAATGCTTTTGTCTATTTCCTTCAGGGATTGTATGGTGTATTCGCTGTTTAGGATAGTATATCCGCCGAAGTTCATTCTTCCTTCGATTATATCATATGCGATGTTGACGTCTGCCTCTGTTACTTTGTCGCCTCCGCTTTTGAATAAATCATCGATGTATAGGATTGGGACCGCTTTTAGTTCGAGCATGATGACATCGCTGGTCGGGTCTGATTTTATCTTTTTGGCGATGTCTCTCCATTTTTCTGTGCGGGTCGTGAGCTTTGTTTTCTCGAACAGCTCTTTGACAAGGACTTCGCAGAGGTGTGTTTTCCCGCTGCCAACGGCTCCCCCGACATATATCCATTTGTGTTTGTCTTGCTTCAAAAAGTTTTTTGCTACCTGGAGCATGGGTGTATGGTGGGCTTTGACTTCCTGGAATGTTTCCATTGCTCGGTCCCGGACTTGGTTTCGGTGCTCGTCTGCCTTGATTCGCTGCAGGGCTCCGCATTCACAGACCCAAGCGACTTCGTGGAGATTGTAGTTGTTAGCCCATCCGATGGCGTATCCTTCATCGAAGCACTTTTTGCATTGCTTGTCTTGTGCTTTCAGTTTCCATATCTTCTCTGTGATTCTTCTTTGCTCTTGGAAGTATTCTTTTTCTGCTTTTGCTTTTGCCGATAGTTCTTGCATATCAATGCTTATCATTTTTTTCCCCTTTATAAATTGTGGCCTATGCCGTTTTTGGTGTTTTCATAGGTTTGGTTGTCTTTGAGCTTTGAGTCTGTCTGCCGGTTCTGGCTCTTTAAATCGTAGATGCCCTTCCAGCCGTTCAGGATGCTTTGCTCAAGTATCTTGATTTTATTTTCCTCTGTTTGTTCCATTTTGTCTAGCTTTTTTATCAGTAGCTCTTTGGCTCTGGGAGTTAAGGGTGCTTTTATCTTCTTACGGAATAATTCAAAATCCTCCAAAGCCTTTTCAAGTTCCGTCTTTTCTTTTTTGGTATTTTTTTCTTTTATATCTTTTAATTCTTTATCTTCTTCTAATTCTTTATCTAGAGCGTTACTTTGCGTTACCGTAGCGTTACGTGTAACGTTACATTCTACTTGCTTTTGTTTGTCTCGGTACTTTCGGACTCTTTCCCGGGTCTGTATTCGTATCTTTTCCATCCCGTCCAGGTTCTGGTGCCGGCTCCAGTTGCTTATCAGTATCGCATTTTCGTCTGTGATGTCTATCATGTCCAGCCTCTGGAAGGTATCCATTGCCAGCTGGACCACTGTTTCTTTGCGGTTCAGGTAGCTTGTTAGCATTTGCTGGGTGTATGGGATGGTTTCTGTGAGCATGATGTAGCCTTCGTTGTTTGAGCGTCCGGCCATTGCGAGCAGCTTAAACCATATCACGATGATGGTATCGCTGTCTGGCATCGTTTCTATAAACTTTATTTTTTCGTCATCGAATATATTTGTTTTTATTTTTATCCATTTAACCTCTGACATTCCAGCCCTCTATTCCGTTTTGCCGTATTTTTCAATCTCGAGTGTCACAAGGTCATAGTTCATTCGGAGCTGGTTTTCTAGGTTCAAAATCCGGTCGTACTCTTTTATCTTTTCGACTTCCCGGTGGATAGCGTTAATGGCCCGGGTCCGGAGTTGCTTAATTTCTTCGATGCCGCATAGGTAGATACCGTTTGTGTTGAAGTTAATCTTGAAGCTTCCGTTTCCCTTTTGTATTTCTGCGGTTTGGTATCGTAGGTCCCGGTCGGTCATTCCGAGTGCCTCTGCGACTTCGCTGGCTCTGACCTCGTTGCCTTTGAAGTGAAGGTTCATTAATAAATGCGTGTAGACTTCGTTCATTATCTTTTCCCCTGTTCTAAAGTCTTGAAAAACCATACGTATTTCTGTGCGTGGTGCAAATCTTTAAATAGCGGGTTTCCGGGTTTGTGCTCTATTTCTGCTAAAAACGAGGCCACACGTTCGTCTCCCTGCCATTTTTCTTCCGGCCTGTGATTGTTATATAGGGTAATTTCTTCGTTTTTAATTTCTAGGATATAAATGCTTTTGGTTTTGCTATCGTATATTTTGTCCATCATTTTCTTTTCCCCCTTTTACCAGTTTATCCATGTGTTGAGTTCTGCTTGGTGTGCTTTTTCTTCTGCTTCTGCTTTTTTCTTTTCTCTTTCGATGTCTCTTTGAGCGGTGTAATAATCAAATTGCACGATGTCGTCTGCTTCTCTTTGGATAATCTTGAGCAGGCTTTCGATGCTCTGGTCGATTGTTTCGTGGGTCTTTTCTCGGTTCTCTGGGCTGTAGCCTTTGCTCATTTTTTTAAGTTCGTCTCCGAGCACGTATGTTTCGTAGGCTTTTTCGTCCAGCCATTCTAGCTTTTCGAACTCTTCTTTTGTCATGTCTGGGCAGTAGTCGTTCATGTTTAGTTCATAATCTTCGAGCTCTAGGTAGGTGCTGACCTGCTCCCGGTCGAATAAATCAAAACTTCTAAATGCTTCTTTGCCTGTGTACTTTTTCATTGTGTTACCCCCTTTTTATTTTTTTTGTTAAATGTTTTCCATTCTACATTCCACAGCCAATTATCAAATTGTTTTAGTGTCATTTGTTCTCTTTTTTCGGTGTAAGGGTTTAGCGTGTGTGAGTAGCACTTGTCACAAACCCACATAGTATGCACTAAACAAGCGTGTAATTCTTTTTGCTTCTTATTGCAGTATTCACAATTTTTCATTTTGTTTCCCCTTTCGTTTCTTGGATTTGACTTCATTTTATACTATCTCTTTTCTTTTGTCTATCTTTTTGGTGCTTTTTTTTGCAGGCAGTTCCTGGCCCGCTTGCACGGGCCGCTGCCTCTGTGTTTATTTGCTCCAGTAATTTCCAACGGTTTTGTATGAGCAGTTCCATGTATCGAGTATGTTTCCGTCTTCCACTACTGTGAGGTGGTTCGCTACGCCGACCACGTAGGTTCCTTTTGGGTGCAGGTTGCAAAACTCTTCGACTGTGTATTTCTTGTTGTTGTTTTTGCGAGGTTGCTTTTGCTTGGTCCAGCCTTCTTGTGTCAGCCATGTGTCATATGCTTCCTTCTCGTTGAAGGTGCATGATAGCTTGATGGCGACTTCGGTAAGCTCACGGGTTGCTTGCTCCCAGCTGATGTTGCATGCAGTGCTTATGGCTCTGGGTACGCAGTCCCCTTTAAATTTCCCCTTTGGGTTTGCGTTCCAGAACACATATCTTCCCCTGCTCTGTCTGTAGCTTGTCATGATTCTCCCTTTCCGGCCTGTCATCTTCAGTGCCCGAGCGGCCAGTCTCGGTCAGACCCTGTTATATGTCGGGTTTCGACTTTTCAAAGAACACCTATTTACAAAACCATTATATCACAGGTTGCACCTTTTGTCTACCTTTTTGGTGCGTGGCTTAAATGAAAAAAGACGGATACCCGCCTCTTTTCGCACACGATGGTTTGTTTATTAGCCAGAATTTGTAGCTTCTGACGAGCTAATTTAATTTCATCTTAACTGGTTGCCTCTGTTTTTTCAAGGGGTTTGCGTTTGTTTTGTTCTTCGAGCAACCATTTAATTTTGTTAATGGCATCCGATATGTCTTGTTTGTAATCGGTCTCTGCGTATTTTTTTGTGGTTGCGTAGCTCATGAACAGGGTGCTTAATAATGTGAGCGTGATTAAAATAAAAAACCAGAGCAGAGCCATGTAGCTTCCAATGCTGACAAAGACGGCTCCTTGAAATCCATAAAAGAAGAGCGTTTTAACAAAGTTCATCCGTCCCATCTTCCTCCGGGTCCGGGTGACCGGTGTTTCTCGTAGTCTTTTCTTTTCGTTGACACCTTTGTTCATCTCCGGTATTTCTCGAACGAAGTCATCGACCTCTAAAGGTTCAAAGCGTATCGGAGTTGTGAGCGGGTTTAGTTTTGTGATTTGGTTCTTGGTTCTTGTTATTTGTCGTTTAAATCGCCAACGTTTGATTTTTCTTATCACTTGGGACCATTTTATCCCCAGCTCTTCTAAAATCTCTATACGGGCTTTAGTTTCTTCTATACGCCTTTCTAGCTTCTGTCGCTTCTTGTCATAGGCTTCTTGTTTTGCTTCTTTGATTCGCTGCTTATTGTATTCCTGGAGAATGTCTACGACCACAGACCGGTTTATTTTTTTGCTGTGGTCTCGTTTTTCTTTGAGCAGGGTTCGCAGTTCTTCGTCTGTGTCTTCTGCGTCCTGGTTTCCTCTTTGTGCACCTTCTTCAGTCACGGTGGTAATGGCAATGTAAATCCCGACCGTTCCGAGTCCAACTGCAAAACTTAACAGGACTTCTCTTTCAAAATCGTTGATAAATCCGTTTGTGATAAATGCAATAAAATAAGCAAAGAGAAAGACCGTGATTGTTTTTAGGTCTTTCATGTATTCTTTATCTGTAAAAACTTTTTTAAAGAACCCGACTGCTTTATAATCTTGCCAGTTCTTGTTTTCTTCCATATTTTTTCTCCGTTATTTGACTGGGTAGTTCTTCCATTTATTGTAAATTATCTTTTCCAGGTCAATATAATATTGCTTTTTCAGGTAGTCTTCTGCGACTTTTTTTATCATCTCGCTGATTTCTTTGACTCTTCCATTATCCATTTCGTGATGGCATCGCTGGCACATCAGGACTCCGTTTTCTTCGACTCCTAGTCCGCCTTTGCTTCTGGGAACAAAAACGTGAGCGACTCCAAGCATTCCTGTGTCGTGGCAGTTTATGCATCGGTATTGGTCCCGGCTGTATATCTTTTCACGGGTTTTTTTATCAAATTCGAACCTGCTCATTTTAGCCATACCGTTATTTCTTCTGGGTCGACTATGTATTTGTAGACCAGCTTTTTCCATAAGAATTCGTAGCTTTGTCTGTTGACGTTGTTGCGGTCCAGGACTATCATTGAGCCACCAAATTGCAGCGAGTTTGCAATTCTGATGGGCCGGTTCGGAGCAATTCTTTTGCAAAAAGCAATAAACATTGGGTAGTCATCTTTCAGCTTTTGAACTCTAAACTTAAAGGTTTCTTTGTTTGCCAGCCCAACTTCGTGGATAAAGTATTTGTCTCCGTCAAACCAGAGCGTGTCTCCTGGCATGTATTTCCGGCGTCCTATGTTTTTTTTGTTGACTTTATATTCTAGCCATTCTTTGTCTGGCATTTTTTTAAATTGTATATACTGAATGTTTGGTGCACTCATCGTGTATTCCCCCACTCTCGTTGTATTTGTGATTCCATAATTCGGATTTTTAGTTTTTGGGTTTGGATGGCTTCCTGGACTGTTCGGTACAGGGTTTCTGCGATATCTTTGTCCAGCCTTAATTTTGCCACGTCTGGAGACCCTTTGACCAGGTCTATAGTCAGGGTTGCCGGTTGGCCTTCGTCTCTGTATTTTAATATTCGCTGGGCTTTTGCTATTTCGTAGTCGCTTTTGGCTTTTGCAAAATCTTGGCCTCTGCGTTTCATCGTTTCTATCATTTTATCTAGAACCGCAACAGCCTCTGTCAATTCTGTTATCATCATTTCCCCCTTTGCAAAAGGGGAGCGTTTGCTCCCCTAGAATGGTAGGCTTTCGCTTTCTGGTTGTGGCGTGTCTTCTTGTGGCTCGTTTTCGTTTCTTTTGGGTTCTAGGAAGTGGAACTGTCCGACCAGGACTTCGGTGCTTGTTCTGGGGTTCCCTTCTTTGTCTTCAAACTTGCTGGTTTGAATTCTTCCTTCTAATGCGATTTTTTGGCCTTTTTTTACGTAGCTGTTTAATAGTTCTGCTGTTTTGCCAAATGCCACACAGCGGATAAAATCTGCGTTATCAGGCTTGTATGGGTTCCGGACCGCCACTGTGAAGTTAGTGACGCTGGTTCCTCCTGCTTGTTTGATTTCGATATCGTGGGTCAGGTTTCCAATTAAGTTAACAGTATTCATTTGTTTTCTCCTTTTTGGTATTCGTCAAATTCTTCGACTGTTTGCTTCAGGGTCTTTTCTTTGAACGTCAGGTCTTTCAGGCTGTCTATGTTGTATTTGTCTCGTAGGAAGCTTTGTAGGGCTTTCTGGGCGTCTTCTTCGTTGCCTGTGACGTTTATGGCGTGTGCGTATAGTTTTGCTGCTTGTTGTTTTGGGTCTGGTCCGGCTGGGATAACTTGTGGCTGGCTTGCGACCAGGTCTGGGTCGTCTCCGGTCTCCATTTTGTATGCGTTCATCAAGCCGTATTTTAATCCGTAGGTTGACGCTTTTCCAACTGCTTTGTCTTGTGGGTCGATGCCGTCTCCGTATGTAACCACATCGATGTAGTCCTCTGGTTTGTTTACGCAGGCGAACCGGGTCGTAATCTTTAAGCGGACAAAAATGTCGACTCTTTGTTTCCCTTGAAATCCTTCACGGAGCAACTCCCGGGTTTCTACGACCTCCGAGTTTATTGGTGTGGATTTGACCCCCCATTTGTATTCCAGCGGTTTCAGGGCGTTTTTGACGTCCACCTCGCTGACTGCCTTGTAGTTAATGTTTCCTGCTTTCAGGTGGATGTTTTTTGCCACCACTGGTAGTTCGTTCTCGATTTCGCTCATCCGTTCAAGGATTGTGAGCTCTTTGAAATTTGCTTTTTCCATTTTAGGTTTCCCCCTTTTTTTATTTGTAAAAGCACATCACGATAGATGCAAGTTGTTCTTCAAAGATTTCAGCAAGTCGTTGCATGTTTTTGGCGGTAGGTTTGTGGACCTGCTTTTCGTACTTATCATATTGCTGCCGGGTAATGCCGAGTTTGTCTGCAACATCTTGCTGCGTCCAGTTTTTTTTCTCCCGCAGCTGCTTCAGGCTTATCGTTTTATAATCAGGCACTTGTTTCCCCCTTTCTTTTAGGCTTGCTCATCAGTGCTGGGTGCCTATTTCCAGCAGACGCCCGTGTGGGCGTTTCGCTTTTAATATGTCTGTGTAAAACCGAATAATACGTCTCTGATTTTTTCGTAGATGTCTTTGGTGTTTGGCTCTTCTAACCCTGCAACATATTCCCAGTCGGTTCTGCTTTCTCGTTTCAAGTTTATGAAGTGTGTGTGGCCTGTGGTGGTTTCTTCCTCGACTGTGGCGAAGGTAATGCGGAATGTGAATTTCATGTCCATGTAGCTGGTCCAGGTGACATCGATGTCGTATCCATCTCTTTTTAATTCGAATGTGTGTCCATTGATTGTCATTGTTTTCATTTTGTTTCCCCTTTGGTAGGCTAGCTCGTCAGCAGCGGGTGCCTATTTCCGCTGGACAGCCTTGCGGCTGTTTCGCTATCTTTTGACGATTATGACGTTGTCGTGAATGCCTGCGATTCTTGTTGTCACGTAGTAATGTTTGAACTCGGTTCCTTGTTGTTGAAGTTTTGCTATGATTTCATTCACGTTGCGGTGGTCGACGCCTCCATAAAATCTCCATTTGCCTGTTTCGTAGTTGACCATTTTATCTAGTGCTTTGTGTGCTATGAGTCTTGCCATTTTTGTTTCCCCCTTATTTTTTTTCTATAAATACGTATGTGTCGATGTTTCCTTTTTTAATTTCGCCTATGCTGTATTTGTTGCTTGATTGTAGTTTTTCAATGGCTGCTTTGAACTGTTCTTCATTTTTGAAGCTTCTTGATGTGTAGTAGCTGTGTGACCATTCTCTGTTTGGCTTTTGGTAGTAGATGTAGTAGCTGTTTGATTTGTTGTAAATTGTCGAGTTGTAAACTGGCATGTTTGTTTCCCCTTTCTTTTATCTGAACCCAGTATATCAAACCTTTTGACGTTTGTCTACCTTTTTGGTGCATTTATTTGCAAAATAAACCAGGAAATCGTTTCCTGGCCTTTGTTACTTTATTTTTTTTGATAAATAAATGAGCGGTTCGATAAGAGAAATGGCTAAACCTATCACAACAACTCCCAACAAAAGCGTGAATGTCTCTGCGTGGTAGTCTGTGGTTTCAATAAATTTATCCAGGTTTGTTTTGGCGGCGTCTTGAATAATCTTGACCCATAAATATCCGAGCCAGGATATGGCCGCTGCTGTGGTTCCGTATAAGGCGACTGAAAAACTGCCGAAGGGTTGTTTGTATATCATTCCTTTAAAGTTTGCTGTAATGTAGGAAAGGGCTCCGATAACGATTAATGTAATAATGGCCGCTGGTATAATCCCGATAGTGCTCTGGGTTTGTATGACCTGCTCTTCGCTGTATCGGTTTATGACGACGGCTATGCTTCCAATAAATATGACCGATAGGGCTGCGATGTTAAGAAGGGTTTTTCGCATTTTGTTCTATCAGCCTTTGCTTTTCTTCGAAGAGCTTTCCTATCAGTTCTTGGACGGCCTTTGCTTGTTCCTCTGTCAATAATCCGCTTTCTAGTTTAATTCGATAATCGACCAGGCGAACATCGATTTCGTTGATTCGTGTATCGATAAAGAGTTTTGATTCTTCAAACTTTTCCCGGACCAGTGGAACTTCGATTAAAGCCTGGAGGATAACTTTTAGTCGTTCCGGGCTTTTTCCGATTTTTTCAATGGCCGAGCTAATGATGTCAATGGTTCTTTCTGGTGTCAGATTAAGCAGGAATTGTCTTGCGTTCCGGGCGAGGTAGGTTGTAAACCCAAACGCCACGATAGCTAAAAATTGCCATGAGTAATCTAATATCTCGGAAGGCGTTAGTCCTTCTATTCCAATAGCTCCTTCTGTGGCCAGCTCTTCTGCAAAAATAAAGGCTGGGTTCAAAGCTATTGCTGCGATAAAGCTAAAGATTAAAAACTTTTTCATATAATAATACCCACTTTCTTCGGGTCCAGCACAAGCTGGCCTTTTTCGATTTTATAAAACTTTAAAGGTTTTTCTATTTGTTCTAGGAATACTTGTATTGTATCGACTTGCTCTAATTTGCCGTTTATTTCCACTGTGTCGCCTTTTTGTATCAGGGTGCTGTTTTGTATCAGGTTGTTAATTAAACGGTTGTATGCGTCTTCTAGTTGTGTTATACGGGCTATCAGCGTCTCGAGGGTCGCTTCTCCGAGCAAGATGTCTTTGGGTTCTACGTATGTCAGCTCGGTTTTGCCGGGTTGTTTTACAGCTATTCTCATTTCTTTTTACCGCCTTTTCCGTTTTTCTTTTTGTTGTAAGGCATTTTTTACTCCTTTATATTTAAATTAGTCTGTTTTATCTGCACTACCCCACTTGTCACCACCGATACGTCCGAGTGATGAGTTTATCTTAACCGCTTCAACAAATGTCATATCAAGTATCTTATA